GTAATCGTGGCGTTGCGTGGGCCGTCCTTTTGGGGCGGCTTTTCTTTTGCCGGTGAGGTTAGGCACCGGCCCCTCAACGCTCCGATCCGGGCGGCGCTCGACGGACAGTCCACACTCCAGGGGACCACTCCATGGCTAACATCCAGGCCGCTTTCGGCTTTCAGCACGTCGGGGACGTCGGCGGCGCATCCGCTAACTTCCCGCACTCTCGGCGTAAAATCGCGTCCAACAACGCCACGGCGATCTATCGCGGCGATCCCGTGGTTGGCCTGACCACCGGCTATATCGGACAGGCCAGCGCCGGCACCACGCAGATCGCGGGCATCTTTGCCGGCTGCGAGTACATCTCGACGTCGCAGGGCAAGAAGGTGTTCTCGCCGTATTGGCCAGGGTCGGACGCGACCGGCGACGTCACGGCCTTCGTCGTCGACGCTCCGAATTCGCTGTTTCTCGCCGCCTCGAACGGCTCCCCGTTCGTGCTTGCCGACGTCGGCTCCGGCGTCAACTTCGCCGTTGGCACCGGCAACACGGCGAACGGCATTTCCGGCGCGACGCTCGATCAGTCGTCGCTGAACACGACCAACACCCTGCCGTTCAAGATCGTCCGCCTCTTTTCCGATACCGGCATCGGCAACGGCGCGGACAACACGACGAACTACAATTGGGCATACGCGACCTTCAACAACGAGACCTTCAAGCAGCTCCTCGGCATCGCTTAAGCGGCCCGATAGCCGCGCGTCATGAGTTCCTAACCCCTTTGAACGCAAAAGGAAATGACAGATGCCTATCGCAATTGCCCAGATCAAGGACGAGCTGTATCCGGGCCTCATGGAGGTCCAGGGTCAGTACGACATGGTCGAGAAGACCTGGGACAAGGTGTTCTCGATCCGCAAGAGCCGGATGGCCGTCGAGCGTGCGACGCAGATGCGTTTCATGCCGGTTGCCCGTATCAAGACGGAGGGCTCGCCGACGGAGTTCGACAACAATGCCGGCCAGCGCTACGCCTACAACGTCGAGCACACCGAGGTGTCGCTGGGCTACGCCATCACCCGGCGCGTCATCGACGATAACTTGTATGCCGACTCGTTCAATCCGACCAACCTCGGGCTGAACAACTCCTTCGCGCAGTTCAAGGAGATTCAGGCGGCGAACGTCCTCAACAACTGCCAGACGGCGATTGCCGGCCTGGGTGGTGATGGACAGGCGCTCGCCTCGACGGCGCATCCCATCGACGGTGCAACGGTCGCCAACACCTTCACGGTGCAGCTCGACCTCAACGAAGCCTCGCTTCTGCAGGCGCAGAAGAACATTCGCGGCACGTTCCGCGATGAGGCGGGTCTGCTGATCCGTGCGCGGGCTCAGTCCCTCGTCGTGCCCTACACGCTGGAGGATGTGGCTAACCGCCTCGTCAAAGCCGAGCTGCGTCCGGGCACGTCCAACAACGACCCGAACGTGATCCCGATGGTAGCCGGCGGCCTGCCCAAAGGCGTCGTCGTGTGGGACTTCCTGACCTCGCCCTATGCGTGGTTCGTCAAGACCAACGTCGACGGCCTCCTGCATTTCGATCGCGTTCCCTACGAGATGGATATGTGGGTCGACAACACGACCGACAACCTGCTGGTCAAGGGCTACGAGCGCTATTCGTTCGCCTACATCGACTGGCGCGCGGTCTACGCGTCGCTCCCGACCTCGTAAGCGGTCGTATCAATCCTGACCGGCGCTGGCTTCGGGCTGGCGCCGGCAAATCCTCATTTCCGCACTTTTCGGAGGCCGATCGCCAATGGCAAACGTGACTTATCGGGGGCCGTCCGTGGCTCTCGGCATGCTTCTTGACGGCACCTGGGACCCTGACGACGGTCCCGATATGGAGTATCAGGGCTCGGGCATTCTCGACCATCGGCAGACGCCGGCAAACAAGGATGCCGCAGCCCCGCAACGCTACATCGGGTTTTTCAACAACCCGTATTGCGTCCTCGCCGACAATGTCCCGCAGACGTCAACGTCGGCCACGATTGCTGCCGCTGCTAACGTCGTCAGCGGCGTTGCCATGACGCTGACCTCGGCGCAGGCCAACGGCGCCACGGCCAACATCCCATCGGTCGCCGTGGGTATTCCTGTCGTGCCCGTCGGCAGCTCGACGCCGGTCACGACGTTGGCGTTCGATTTTGGATTCACGACCGGAACGACCACGTCAGGCTCGGCGACGGTGACGGTTCCTGACTCCACCGTGTTTCAGCCGGGGCAGTGGATTTACATCGGCGGCGCCGGCAATGCCGGCAAGACAGCCCCGCTCTCTGCCATCGTGGGCACACTCGCCTCGGCGACGACGATCACGCTTGTCAACTCGGTTGGCGCGACGCAGACGGCACTCGCCAGCGTCACCAACGCGCCGATCGGGGCTGGCCGCGCGCCGTCGGCCGGCTACAGCGCGCCCGGCTCAACCCCGCTGGAGCACTGGCCCTACATGGCGACGGGCGCAACGTGGATGCTCAACCCCCGCGAATGTCTGGCGCGCGGCGTGGCCATTCTGGGTTCGGCGAGTGGCTCTGGTGGCACCTTCCTTGTGCGCGGCTACGACATCTATCACAACGCCATGTCGGAGGTGATCACTGTCGGCGCCGGTGCGGTCACGGGCTACGGCAAGAAGGCGTTCAAGTACATTCTGAGCGTGACGCCGCAGTTCACCAACGCGTTCAACTACACCGTGACGGCCAGTGACGTGTTCGGCTTCCATTGGCGGTCGGACCTGTGGGAATACACGGACGTGTTCTACAACGGCACGTTCACATCAACGTCCGTCGGATGGCTTGCGGCGGATACGACCAACCCCGCCACGACCACGACCGGCGATACGCGTGGCACCGTGCAGGTATCAACGGCCGGTGGCGGTACGCAGATCACGGGCGGCGCCGCCACCAACAACGTGCGTCGCCTCACCATCATGGCGAATGCGACGGTGCAGCAGCTCACGTTCTCCAACCCAACCAACACCGTGCCGTGGTTCGGCCGGGCTCAGGCGTAAAAGGCCAGCTATTCGGGATTTCCGAATAGCTCGAATCCAACTTGTAAGAAATACTTTCACGTTCAACCTCGAAAGGAACGATCTCATGGCAGTCAAGAAAGGCATGCCCGCAGGCGGCAACCCGGCTGTGATGGCCGCAGCCCAGAAGAGCAAGGACATCGGCAAGGTGCCGAGCGGCACGGGCATGGTGCCCAAGCTGCGCGCTTCCGGCGGTCGCGTCGGCTGCGACTCCAACCCCTACTCGTCCGCGCGCGGCAAGAAGTAATCCACGCGCTTTCTGGTTGTATCCCCGACGTGCGTTTGCGCGGGGTGCGGTTTGATCCAGCCGCACCCCTTTCTCTACCGCCACCGGAGCCCACGGCATGCAACCTCTCGTCGTCTCGGTCGGTCCGCTCGCGGCGGCCTCTGCCAACAATATCTCGACATCACAGACCAATCCGGGCTCGTCGACGGCGCTCGCCCTGCAAGGCACGCTCTCTACCGGATATGCGGCCACAGCGATCTGTACATCACAGCCTGTCGCGGGCGGCGCTATGTCGCTCAACGGCTCCATCGTCCGGTCGGGCGTCGCTTGGCTGGCAACGCCGTCTGCCGTCGTCATTACCTCTCTCAGCAACGATACTGGCCTCACCTTTACGGTCACGGGCTGGGACGCGCTCGGGCAGGCAGTCATTGCTGAGGCCGTCAAGGGGTCGAATACCTCTGTCGTCTCCACGAGGAACGCGTTTTCTCGTGTTTTATCTGTCGTCGCGTCAGGGGCGTCGGCGGGCAACGTCTCCGTCGGCACGAATGCGTCCGTCGTCACGCTCGACAAGCCGCGCCGCGTGCTGATCACGAGCGCCGGCAACGACAGCGCCATGACGTTCACGATCATCGGCACCGATCGCAGCGGGCTCGCGCAATCCGAGGTGCTGGCCGGCGCCAATACCTCGACGGCGCAGTCTCTTCTCGACTATGCCACGGTGACGTCTATTCGCCCGTCTGCGGCCACGGCCTCGACCGTCACGGTTGGCACGTCTGGCGTCGCCTCCTCACGCTGGATTGCCTTCGACCATTTCGCGTTCGCGCCCGTGTCGCTGCAGGTCAGCGTCTCCGGTACGGTCAACTATACGGTGCAACAGACATTGGACGACCCCAACGACCCAGCAATTGGGCCGACAGGTGTGCAATGGGTCAACTCGCCGGATGCAACGCTCGTTGCCGCGACCGCCAACATGCAATCGAACTATGGCTATGCGCCACGGTTCGCGCGTGTCGTGTTGAATAGCGGCACGGGCACGGTGCGTTTTGAGGCCATTCAGCTTGCCGCGCGACCGGCGGCCTAAGCCATGGCGGGACTTGGCGGAAGTTCGACCGGGCTGCGACGTGGCGCCGGCCTCCTGGCCAGCGACAGCGCCAGCGGCCTGAAAATGGGCACGGGCCTGAGCGGCGACACAGGCAGCACATCGACCGGAAGCTTCATTCTTCTAGCGGGCGGCACGACGTCGCGCATTCTGCTCGCGGGCGGTGGCGGCTTCATCAAACTGGCGGGAACTTAAACGATGGCCGATACAGCGATTGCCAGCTTTACGGATGGCGTAACAGCCAACGCCACCGATCGCATCGCGACGGCGCGATCTCCGTTTGGTCTCGGAGATGATCGTTACGTCACGCCGCAGTACATCAAGGACTATATTCTCGGTCAGGCAAACGCGTGGGGCGACAATCAGACATTCACATCAGGAAAAACAATTGGATGGAATGGAGACCTATTTCTCGCTCGCGACGCGGCCAACACACTTGCGCTGCGCAACGGAGCGAATGCGCAAACTTTCAACGTTTATAACGCATACACGGATGCGTCGAACTACGAATTGGCCCGCATCGTATGGGCGGGCGGCAAGGCGTATTTGCAAACTTTGTCAGCTGGAATAGGGTCGCCCCGAGATTTAGTCATCCAGGCTGGAAGCGGTACTTTGCTGATCGGCAATAACAACATGCTGTTCCAAACGGACAACACGTACGACATCGGGGCATCAGGGGCGACAAGACCGAGGACAGGCTATTTTGCAGGGGGCGTGCTCGCGTCTGGAACAGCCGGCATCGGCTATGTCACCGGCGCCGGGGGCACAGTCACGCAGCTTACTAGCCGCACAACAGGTGTGACGCTCAACAAGATTTGCGGAGCGATCACCCTTGTCAGTGCCGCAGGGTCGGAAACGGCGGCCACATTTACAGTAACAAACTCGACCGTTGCGGCGGCGGACTTGCCCAGAGTCGTGCAGAAATCCGGCGCGGATAAGTACCAGATTTTTGTCACTGCCGTTGCTGCCGGGGCTTTCGACATCACCTTCTTCACGACAGGCGGCACAACGACAGAGCAGCCCGTATTTACGTTCACGATCGAAAAGGCGGTGACAGCATGACCTCGGAACAAGCCGCAGGATTGGCTCGCGCTCGTGCTCGTGCGATGGAACACATCGATCCTGGGAGCGAAGCATATATCGCCGATGATCAGGCATATCTCGTTGACGTTCTGGCCAAATGGCTTGCGAGCAACCCCGACGGCGACGTGGCGGCATGTCGGGAACGCGCGCTCGGTTCGTGGGCGGGGATCGATGCCGCTCCGGACGACGTCCCGCCCGGCCCGCGAGCGCCGGTCACCGTTATCACCAACTATCAAGCGCGCGCAGCCCTAATCCAAGCTGGGTTGTTCGACGCCGTGGCCAACGGCGTTGCGCAGCTCGGCCCGAGTTCACTAGAGTTTCAAGCGTGGGAATACGCCAACACCTTCGTGCGGGATTCTCAATTCATCGTATCCATGGCGTCGGACTTGGGGCTTTCTGAATACCAAGTCGGCGCCTTGTTCGAATCTGCCTCTAAGATCACGTAAGGACGCCAAGATGTTCGCAATCAAGGTTGACGCCAAACAGATCAAGTTGTTCACCGATGCTCTCGATCTTGTCGTCATGACGCACGGCATCGCATGTCTGAATGACGTTCTGCCATTGTTGAGTGCGGTTCAGAGGGCAACGCCTGAGGCCGAGAAATCTGAGGTAGAGCAGCGCCCCGATCTCAAGGTGGTCAGCAAAGAGGCCGCCTCAAAGGACTGATCCATGGCGACGACCGGCACCTACACCTATAATCCCGCACTCTCCAATCTCGTCCTCAACGCCTACGGGCGCATTCAGATTCGTGGCGCGCAGTTGACGACGCAGCATTTGCAGGACGCGGCCGAAGAGGCGCAACTTCTGCTGACGCAATGGGCCAACAAGGGGCCGAACCTGTGGGAGTGCGACACGCTTTCCTACCCCCTGACCGCTGGCGTCGCCACGTTGACGCTGCCCGCCGAGACCGTCAACATCATCACGGCCTATACGACCGTCGGGTCGGGCGCCGGCGCCACCGATCGCGTGATTGGCCCGATTTCGCAGTCAGAATACGCAGGCTACCCCAACAAGGTGCTGCCGGGCGGCCCGACGTCGTATTGGTTCAATCGACAGGTGACACCGACGATCACGCTCTATCCGGTGCCCGACACATCAACGACCTATGTCCTCAACATCAGGCGCATGCGTCAGCCACAAGATGCCGCCATTGCCAACGGCCTCACCGTCGACGCGCCCTATCGCTTTGCCGATGCCTTCGTGGCCGATCTTGCGCACCGTCTCTCGCGCATCTGGAAGCCCGAGCTTGAAGACCGCCGTAAGCAGGACGCGAAAGACGCCTGGGACACGGCGACGTCGGAAGACACAGAGAGCGTGCCGATCTACATCTCGCCCGGCTTGAGCGGATACTTCGACTGATGGCCCACCGACCGCACGGACACGCCTTTGTCGACTCGGACGCGCCGCGCGCGTGGGCCGTCTGCGATCGTTGCCGCATGCTCTACAATCACTATGCGCTGCGTTGGCAATACCAATGGCGTGGCACGGCCTTGGTCAACACCAATCTGCTTGTCTGCCCGACGTGTCACGACATTCCCGCCCCCTTCCTGCGCACCTTCACGCTGCCGCCCGATCCCGTCCCGATCCAGAATCCGCGCCCCGATCTTGCCGAGCTGAGCGCCACGACGCTCCTGCAGGACGAGTCCGGCGTCGATCTGCTGGATGAGGGCGGCGAGCAGCTTCTCGCGGAGTGATGCCATGAGCTTGCGCCCGAGCGGTCACGCCGAGGACGACCTGTTCAAGCCGTCGGCGCGCGCCGTGTGCGACAAGTGCGGCTTTCTATGGAATGACAGCACTCTGCAGTTCCAATGGGCTGTGCAGGGGCAAACGATGGTCAACACGGGCTCGCGCGTGTGTCGCAAGTGCCTGGATGCGCCAGCCCTGTTTCAGCGCAATACGGTGCTGCCCGCTGATCCCGTCAATATTCTCAATCCGCGCCCCGATCTGACCGAGGCAAGCATGGCGGTCGTCATGCAGACGGAGAGCGGCGCACTCCTCGACGATGAATCGGGCATGCAAATTCTGGCGGAGAATAGCTGATGGCTGTTTCTGGCATCAAGCCTTCGGAAGAGCCGGCCTGGACCGGCGGCCTGTCCGGCGCCGAGCTGCTGCTGCTAAGCCGTTTCAACGGCGTCGGCTACACGCAAAACAGTCTGTCTCTCCTCAACTTGTTCAAAGTCGTCGGCAATCTGCCCGACGTCGGCAGCTTCACCCTTCCGAGCAGCCAATACCGCCTGCCCGTCTACAACGCCACGACGGGCGATCCGGGGTCGACCACGCTGGCAGCCATTCTGGGTCCGGCGTTTGCGACCGTGACCGGCGACGTGCTTATCGACGCCTCGGCCGTGGCAACGATCCAAGCCAACGCCGTAACGACCGCCAAAATCATCGACAAGGCCGTCACCAACGCCAAAACCGCCGACATGGCGGCCCACACCATCAAGCAGAACGCCACGGCCGGAGCGGCAGCGCCTACGGACTCCACGACGATTGATGGCGTCATTCTGGCGGGGTCGGCCTTCGGCCCGTTCACCGATCTTGCCGCCGCCGCGACCAGCAACCTTGCGACGCCGACAACCCTCGGCGTTCGCCTGACGGGCACGGCGACGATCTCCTCGTTTGGCACGGGCGCCAACCTGCTGCGGTTCGTCAAGGTGCAGAACGCACCCATCCTGACGCACAACGCGACGTCGCTCATTCTGCCGACGGGGGCCAACATCACGTGCGCGGCCGGCGATTGCTTCATCGCTCTATCGGACGGCTCTGGCAACTGGACGGTGGTCGCCTTCATGCGGGCGTCTGGTTTTCCGCTCGCACCTGCGCTCGCAACCTCGACCACCACAGGGCGCATCCCACGCTATTCCAACACGACGGGCGGCCAAGGGCAAGGCACGACGCTGTTTGACGATGGCTTCTCGAACCTTGGCGTCAACGTCACAGCCTTCGGCACGGGCGGGCAAGGGGTCGTGGGCATCGCCAATGCGATCGCCGTTCCATCGTCGAGCCCGGCCGGCATGGGGCAGCTCTACGTCGAGGCCGGCGCCCTCAAATATCGCGGCTCCGGCGGCACGATCACCGTGCTTGGCGCGGCCTGAGCGGAGGTTTCATGGCTTACACCTACGCCTCGTGGACCGCAGCCTACGCCGTCATGCTTGGCGCCGACCCCACGGACACGAATTTCATCGCCATCATTCCGAGTGCGATCGACTACGCCGAGCAGCGCATCTATCGCGAGCTTGACCTTGTGTCGACAATCGTCCGCGACACCTCGGCAGCACTCACACCCAACACGCGCACGTTCACGCTGCCGACGGCGCTGGGCAAGTTCGTGGTGACGCAGGCGATCAATCTGACGGTTGCATCGCAACGCGTGCCCCTGCGCCCCGTCAGCCGAGACACTGTCGATATGTTCTGGCCGTCGGATGTGGCCCTCTCGACGCCCTCGATCCCAAGGGAATACGCCGTCGTCAACGACACGACGATTCTCGTCGGCCCCGCCCCCGATCAAGGCTACCCCGTCGAGGTTGTCGGCACCATTCGGCCAACGCCGCTCTCAGCCAGCAACACGCAGACGTTCCTGACCCAATATCTGCCGGATATCTGGATGGCCGCCACGATGATCTTCGGCGCGGGCTATCAGAAGAATTTCAGCGCCATGTCGGATGACCCGCAGGCCGCCATCGGCTGGGAGCAGCAATACCTGAAGCTGGTCGACAGCGGGGCTGCCGAGGAGGCGCGCAAGCGCTATACCGCCACAAGCTGGACGTCGCTTGCGCCCTCGCCCGCCGCCAACACGCAACGAGGCTGACGCCCGATGCCGCAAGAGTCGATCAAGCTGCGCCCTGGTATCCGGGGCGACCTGACGCCGACCTTGAACGAGGGCGGCTATGCCACCTCGAATTGCATCTCGTGGCAGGAAGGGTTGCCGCAGAAAATGCGGGGATGGCAGAAGTACACGCCATCCGCCTACGCGGGCACCCCACGCGCCAGTCATGCCTTCGCCGATCTGAACAGCGTTGCCTATTATGCGCTGGGCACGACGACGTCCCTCAATGCGCTCGCGAGCGGCGTCAGCTACGCCGTCACGCCGCAGACGCTCACGAGCAACAACGCACCCAATTTTTCGACCACGCTCGGCTCGCCCACGGTGACGATCGTCGATGCGGCGGCGGGCACGCAGGCGACCAGCAACGTCATCTATCTCAACACGCCCGTGGCCGTCGGCGGGTTAATTCTGGCGGGCGCCTATCCGGTCGCGTCCGTGGGCGGCCTCAACACCTACACGATCACGGCAGCGGCGAATGCGACCGCGAATGTGGTCTCGGGCGGCGCCGTGCCGACGTTCACGACCACGGCCGGGTCGAGCACGGTCCTCGTGACGCTGACGGCGCACGGGCTTGCCGTGGGGTCGACGTTCGTTATGCCGATCGCAATGACGATCGGCGGCATTACGATCACGGCGGGCAGCTACACCGTCACGAGCGTGCCCGGCGCTAACTCGTTCAACATCGTCGCCGCCAATGCCGCCGCCTCGAATGCGGGGCCGACGGGCTACAACAGCGGCAACCCGCAGATCATCTACTATATCCAGATCGGGCCGCCGCCGCTCGGCACGGGCTTTGGCATCGGGGGCTTCGGCCTCGGCGGGTTCGGCACGGGCGCAGTCAGCGGGCAGACCACGGGCACGCCGATCACGGCGACCGACTGGACGCTGGACAATTGGGGGCAATTTCTCGTTGCGTGCCCCGAGAATGGCCCGGTTTACGTCTGGAATCCGACGGCGGGGCAACAGAACGCCGGCATGATCGCGGCGGCGCCGCCTTACAATATCGGCTGCTTCCTTGCCATGCCGCAGCAGCAAATCATCTGCTACGGCTCGACGTCGGCCTATTCGTCCGGCATCGGCTTTGCGCAAGACCCTCTTTTGATCACGTGGTGCCACGCCAACAACTACAATCAGTGGAAGGCGACGACTACCAACCTTGCGGGCTCCTATCGCATTCCCACGGGCACCCGCTGCGTCGGCGGCATGATGCCCGCGCAACAAGCGCTCGTGTGGACGGATATCGAGCTGTGGGCAGGGCAATATTCGGGATCGTCACTCGGCGGCCTGGGCACGCTCGTCTGGAACTGGAACAAGATCGGCACCAACTGCGGCCTGATCGGCAAGCATGCGTGCGCGCACATCAACGGTCAGGTCTATTGGGTGGGGGTCACCAATCAGGTGTTCCGGCTCGGCGGTAACGGGCCGGAAGTCATTCAGTGCGACGTCTGGGACATCCTGTTTCAAGACCTCAACCCGAGCTATCGCAGCCGCGTGGTGATGGGGGCCAACCCCGCACGCAACGAGATGATGATTTTCTATCCCTCGCTCAGCGGCAATGCCTCCGAGTGCGATAAGTACATCAAATACAACGTGAATACGGGCGAATGGGATTACGGCAACGTCGGCCGGTCCACGTGGCTGCCTAACACGATCCTCGGCGCCCCGATCGCGGCGACGTCGACCGGTATCGTCTACCAGCACGAGACCGGCGCGGACGCCGACGGCCAGCCTATCAACGCCTCGATCGAGACGGGCTACTTCATGATTGGGGAGGGCACGCAGACGGCGCTCGTCAAGCAATTCTTCCCGGATATGCGCTGGGGGCAGTATGGACAAGCGCAAACGGCGCAGGTCAAGCTGACCTTCACGACGGTCAATGACATCTCGGGCAAGGTGACGACGACGGGGCCGTTCACGGTGACGCAGTCGACGGCCTATTTCAATCCGCGCGTGCGGGGGCACCGGGTCAAGATCAAGATCGAGTCGAGCGATATCGGCTCATTCTGGCGCTTGGGCAACATGCGCTATGTCTATCAGCCGGACGGAAGGCAATAATGGCTCAAGACAACGACATGCTGACGGCGGTCCAGAACTCGAACCGCCTGCTGGCGCAGATTGCACAGTATATGTCGACGGTGTTTCCGCAGCAGTCTACGACGGCATCGACCGTGGGTGCGGCGGGCGGCGCCAGCGCACTCCCGGCAACGCCCTTGGGCTACATGAATGTGACGCTGCCCGGCGGCGCTGCGGTCAAGGTTCCCTATTACAACCCTTGATTGTGACGCCCGGTCGATACGCGGAACCGAGGACCGGGCGTTTCTTTTTGTCACGCGGGACAGACGCAGGCCGCGATACGCAAGGAACGGTGCGGCGGAACGAGGATCACTCTCGCTGATATCGCGGGCAAAAATAAGGCTCTCGCGCGGTATTTACGTGACAACGCCGTCCTTACGCGGCCAAGGCGCGTGCGTCTGACGTTCCCGCAATCACGGCCAGCACGTCGAGGGCCGCAGATTCGGCGCCGAGCCGCGCGACAACCTTGGCTTCGATGCGCCTGAGGGCGATGCGACAGGCGTTGGCGGCCTCGATACCTTCCGGCGTCAGTCTGACGTTGTAGGCGCGGGCGTCGCGTTTGTCCCGCGCGCGCTCCAACAGGCCGTGTTTTTGCATGCGCTTCATGACGTCGGCGAGCGTTGACCGATCAATCCCGATCTGCGCGACGATGTCGGCTTGCTTGTCGACGGCCGAGCGGTCCAAGAGCAGATCGAGGATCAGCGCTTGACGCGAGGTGATGCCGCGCGGCAAGGCCAGCAGCAATTGGCTTTCGAGCGATTGGTGCGCGCGGCGGACCGCAAGATACAGACTCATGATGTGCCCCATACGAGTTGCGCCGACGATTTCGGCACGTTCATTATGCAGAAAACGCATACAAGCTGCAACACGAATCATCCGCCATCCACGCGAGGCATTGCATGGCCGTCGATAGAACCAAGGCCGTTGACCGCGCCATGGCAATTGCAACGGGGCCGGTCAAGGGAGCGTCTCCCGGCCGTCTCGACGACGTCGATACGAGCGTTCCGCCCGGTGCCTACGTTATTCCGGCCGACGTGGTCTCGGCGCTGGGAGATGGCAACAGCGAGGCCGGGCACGCGCTGCTCGACAAGATGTTTCCGCCAGCGGGGCCGGACGAGGTGGCGCACTTCAAGAGGGGTGGCGCGATCCCGGTCAAGCTCAGCCACGGCGAGCATGTCATCACGCCACAGCAGATCAGGGCCAAGTTCGGCGACGTACAGCAGGGACAGGCCGCCCTTGACCAATTCGTGCTCGACACGCGCAAGCAGAACGTCGACACGCTGCAAAAATTGCCCCCACCCGCACAGGACTGACCTCGACCGACCTCGATCGTTCGCCACAGGCCCTAACAAGACGTTGACGGCGTCGACGGATTGAGGCATAAAAACGGCATCCTCGCGGCGCTTGTATCCCGGCCCGCAGGATGCAGATGCCAGCATGCATAAGCCCCGGTGACCGCACGCCGGGGCTTTTGTGCGTCTACGCGCATTGATTCACGTGAAACATCGGATTTGCTCATGTTGCCCACCGTGCCGGGTTGTCCGCGCGTGCGCCTCGCCACGCCCGCCGACCGAGACGAGATCATTGCTATGTGCATGGAGCTGCACGGCGAGAACGCTTTGTTCCCGGTCGAGATGGCGTGCGTGCACGAGACGGTGGACCGCGCTTTGCGTGGCGACAACGCGCTGATTGGCGTCGTCGGTGACGTGCAGGCGGAAGGCATGATCTATCTGCAGTTGTCGCGCATGTGGTATTCGCGCGCCGTCTTCATCGAGGAGCTTTTCAACTATGTTCGCCCAAAGTTCCGGGCGTCCACGAACAGTCAGGATTTGATCGCCTTCAGCAAGGCGGTCTCCGACATGACCGAGATGTTGTTGCTCATTGGCGTCCTGTCCAACATCAGGACCGAGGCCAAGGTGCGTTTGTATCGCAAGGCGTTGGGTGCCCCGGCGGGCGCTTATTTCGTCCACGCACCAGCGCACAGCGCGGCAACGAAGGCGGCTTGAGATGGGCAAAGGCGCACAGCGCTCGACGCAAAACACCTCGCAGTCGCAAAGCGGCTCGCAGACCTCGACCAACAATCTCAGCCCCTTTGCACTGCAGCAGGCGCAACGCCTGTTCGGCATGGGGGCTGGTCCCAACGATCTGCAGCAGCGCGCCTATCAGGGGCTCGGCAGCCTCGCCAGCCCCGACTATGGCGATGCGCGCGCGGCTTTTTCGGCGGCGCAAGGCTCGACGTTGACGCCGGACAAGCTGCAACCATGGCTCGATGCGTCCTCGCCCTACACCAAGCAGGTCACGGACGCGACGCGAGCGGCCTTCGATCAGCAGAACGCCCAGCAAGCCAATCAGCTCATGGGGCAGCTCGCGGGCTCCGGCGGTTTCGGCAACGATCGATCGGCGGTGCTTGCGGCAACCCTTGGCGGCCAGCAGCAGTTGGCGCAGGCGCCCGTGCTCGCCCAGCTTCAACAGGGCGGCTATGACCGCGCCCTATCGGCCGCTGGCGATGCCGCCAAGCTCAGCGCCTCCACCAATCTCGCCTCGGGCTACGGCCTCGGCAGTCTTGATACGCAACAGCAGCAAGCCTTGCTGCAGCAGTTGCAAGCGCAGATGGCGGGCGGCAACAACCAGATTGCGCAGCAGCTCGGCATCTCGCAAGGGCTCGCCGGCCTTGGCGGCATCGCCGGGGGATCGTCGACATCACAGGGCACATCGACCGGCCAATCGGAGATGACGCAGCCGGGGCCTTCGTGGTTGAGCCAGCTCGGCGGTCTCGGCGCGCTTTTGGGTGGCTCCGGCGCTTTTGGCGGCAAGGATGGAAGCCAAGGGTGGCTCGGGCAAGCCTGGGGCGGCCTCAAGTCATTCAGTCCATTCGGCAAGGCGTCGGGCGGGGCGATTCCTCTTGCGTCCGGGGGCAGTGCACCCAATCACCCTGCCGTCGAGAAATTCGGGCACATTGTGCGCGGCATGCGCGAGTTGCGCGATGGCGAGACGCGTGGATTTGCCGATGGCGGCACGCCGTCGGGCACCGGAGATTGGCCATGGGTGGCCGAGGGCGCGCCGACGGGGCTTGGGTGGATCAAGAACCTCATTCCGGGCGGGACGCCTGCGGCGGACATGGGGTTTTCAGGCTCGATCGACCCGGTCACGGGCAGCTATCTCGCGCCGCCCTCCTCGGGAAAGATTCAAGGGCGCGTTGAAAGCACGCCCAAGGTCATCAAGTCCGTCAGCGACTTCACGCCGTCGACGACCGACACGAGCCAGGACGGGTATACGGGCAAACCGCCCAAGGTCGGACTGGCCGCACTCGACGGCAAGGTCGACCCCGATACGGTGGACTTTCCCGACATGAAGCCGGAGAAGCGTTCTGGCTCTGGCGAAAAGAAAGCCTCCGAGGCAGGGCTTGGCGCGCTGGCGCACAGCAGTCGGGATTATCCCGGCATCGTCGCTGCCGCGCGCGAGACGGCGGGCACGGAGGCGCCTGCCTCGCCCGCTGCGCCAGCGCCACCCAGCGAAGGCGGCCTGATGGCGGCACTCAACCCCAAAAATTGGAACATGCCGCTGGTGGGGCTGGGGCTCGGACTCCTCACCAACACGACGCGCGCAGGCACAGGCGAGGCGGCGCGATCGGGCATGCAGATGGGCCTTCAGGCGCATGCGGCGGAGCAGAACGCCGCGCTACAGGCGGCCAAGCTGCAGGAGGAGATTCGGCAGCACAAGGCCGATTTGGAGTTGAGAGGGCGTCAGGTTACGCAAACAGGGCTTCCCGGCGAGATGGCGCCCGTTTATCCCTCCGCGCCGCCGACCGATGCGGAAAAGGCCGCCGCACAGGAGCGGGCGCTTGGCTACGAGGCGAAAAGGGACAAGATCAAGGCCGAGACCAACCGGCAGGCAACGCTCGATTCCAAGCAAATCGACGCGGTCCTGCAGGGCGGACAAGCCGCACAGGGCGTCATCGACCGGCTGGATCGCATGGATGCGCTGGCTGGCGAGATCAAACCCTACCTCGGGCCGGGCGAGAGGTTCGGGCTCAACAGCACGGCGGCGTATTTCAAAGACCCGAAAGCCTACGCGAAGCTGGAAGTGCTCAAGTCCGAGCTGAATGCGCTGGTGAAGGATGAGGCCGCCGCCTCCTATCTTGGACGAGGCAACGTCACCAACGGCAAGATTCGCCTTGAGCAGTTGGCGAAGGCATCTGAGAACATGCCGTATGACGCCCTCAAGGAGCGGTTGCAGTCTCTCAAGCGTGAGGCGCAAGTTGCCGTGGAGCGTCAACGCACGCTGCAGCAAGAGGGCGGTCTCGCGAAGCTGCGCGACCCCAATTACAACGCCTTTGCCGAATTGGACAAGCGCAACGGCGCAGCGAAACCGGCAGCGAGTGCCGCTGGACCCGTCGACCTCAAATCCTTGCCGCCCGCCGCCAAGGATACGCCAATCGGCGCGATGGCCTTGTCCAAGGACGGCAAGCCGGTCCGGCGCGTGCAAGGTGGCTGGGAACCTGTTGCGGTAGGGGGCTGATCCATGGCTGGCAAGCTCCTGACCGACGACGACGTCATCGGCAACCCTTCCTCACGCGCGTTTCTGAGCGACGAGGATGTCATTGGGGCGCCGAAGAAAGCCGAGCCCCAAACCGGCGCGCTGGAGGCTGGTGCACGTGCTGCCTACGACGCAGCCACGTTCGGGTTTGCGCCGGGCACCGATCGCGCACGCAACAAGCTCGCACGTGAGGAGCACCCTTACGCCTCGATCGCGGGTGATGTGGCCGGGATTGGAGCGCAGACGGCAGCCCTTGGGCCTCTTGCGGCGGCAGGGCGCGCAGCGCAAGGCGTCGGTCGCGTCGTCGGCCTCGTCCCGCGTGCGGCAGAGGCAATCCTAGCCCCTTCCATGAGTGGGCGCGGCGTCGCCGGGACCGTCTTGACGGGGGCGCGGGCGGGTGCGGCGGGTGCGGCTGCGCACGGTGCAGGCAGCGCGATTGCGGACGGCGCGAGTGCCGACGACGCTGTCAGCGATGCGGCACGCGAGGGTATTGTCGGCGGCGTAACGGGCGGTATTGCGGCACCCTTGCTGCGCGCGGCAGGTAACGCCATCGGGCGCTCTATGGCGCGCGAGCCGGCGGCGCCCGGCGGATTGACGCGCGAGACGGCCGATAATCTCGTCAACTCTCTCCGCAGCACGCCGGAGGCCGAGGCCAACGCGACGCTCGGGCGGCTCGGCACTGAGGGTCGCGTGGCCGACGTCGCCCCTGCTCTACAACAGGACGCGAAGGCTCTCGCGACGCGCGGCGATGCGGCCTCTGAGGTGCTGCGAGATGCGACGGGCGCCGGTGGCGCAGGCGATCGGATCGAGCAAGTCATCAACAACGCCATCAGTCACCCCGTCGACCCGCATCAGGTCATCACCGCGATCGAGCAGCGCGGCGCGTCGCTTGCCGAGCCCTTCTACACGCAGTTTCGGCAGACGCCGATCCCGACCACGCCGCAAATCCAGAACATCGCCACGCACATCGGCATTTCCGATCCCTCACTGATGACGGAAGCCTATCGCCGGGCGATGCGCGACAGTCTGCGCGGCAACGCTTCGCCGCCAAACTGGTTTGCGCAGCAGACGCCGCAAGGTTGGGCTGTCACGCGCATGCCAAGCGCGGCCGAGTGGGATTATATCAAGAGGGCCGCCGACGGGCTGGCCGACACGACGGACAAGACGACGCGCGGACATTACCGCGACATGGCGCGCATCATCCGTGACGCTGTGGACGAGGCAGTCTCTCCAGGCAACCCCTCGGCAAGCCCGTGGGCGCAGGGTCGGGCCGTGCATGCCGAGCACGCCGCCCTTGTCGATGCCCTCGATGCGGGCCGGACGGTGTTCGAGAAAGGCGTTGGCCCGAGCGAGCTGCGGCAGCTTGTCGGCGACCTCGGCAGCCAGCCCGAGCGGCAGGCATTCGACCTCGGCATTCGCGAGAGCATTCGCAAGGCGATGCACTCGGCGACGGGCGCCAGCGACGATCCGGCGGCCGATGCCGCGCGCCGCCTGTTCTCCTCACGTGAGGCTCAAGACAAGCTCCGCATGCTCTATGGCCCTGACGAGGCGCAACGCATGGTCGACGCGGCGCGGGGCGCCGGGCAGGCGGCGGGCACCAATCGCGCCATCGAAAGCGGGCTGCAGACCGCCGAGAGGCAGGCGGCAAAGGGGCGCTACGGGCAGTCTGATGCCCGCAACCCTCTCGACACGGCAGCAGCCGCCCTCACCACGGCCAAGAGCGTCGTCACCAACCCCGTTGGCGCGGCGGCGGGCGCGGTCCAGAAGATTGTCGGTATGGTCACGGCCGAGGGAACGACGGTGCGCAACCAGGAGCAGGCGCTTCAGGCGGCGCGCGCGCTCGTGCGGCAAGGCACCGATGCGCAGCAGCTCGTCAGCGAGCTTTACCGCTACATGGCGGCGCAGGATTTGAGTCGGGCGCAACGGCAGTTCTACAGCACGCTCGCAGCCCGCATCTCGAAAATGGCAACGCCGGGCGCCGCCACCGCTACCGCTGACGCCGTCGTCGGCAAATCTCACGAAGCGAGACCCTGATGCCCACCACCACCAACATCGGCCTGTCGCAGCCCGCTCACGGCGGCGCCATCAACACGTGGGATACAGACCTCAACGGCAACGCGACCATTCTCGACAATTATTTCGGCGTCACCACAACCAAGGCCGTCGGCGGCGTCAATATCACACTCTCCTCGACGGAGGTGCAGGCGCGAGTCATTCGCCTGACCGGTGTCCTGTCGGCCAACATCCAGTTGATTTTTCCGAACGGGCAAGGTGGCTCCTGGGTCATCGACAACGCTACGACAGGCGCCTTCACCGTCAACGTCATTAACGCCACGCAGACCTCGACCATTTTCCCGACGCAGGGCTTCAAGACGCTCGTCACCACGGACGGAACCACCTTCCGAAACGGCAACGATGTGCCGCCGCCCGTATTCGGCGCGGCCGGCGCCAGCGCAGCCATCGGGTCCGTGCCGTCGCCCGGCGCATTCGCTGGTCCGGCACCGCGTCTACTCGGCGACGGCGCGGCGTTCGTCGCCCTGCTCTCGCAACCGCAGGGACGGCTGACACTCACCTCGGCCACTCCCGTCACGTCGAGCGATGTGACGGCGGCGACGACAGTCTATTACACCAACTATGTCGGCAATCTCGTGCCGGTTTATTGCGGCGGATATGCGTCACCTCTGGTCGTCATGGCACCGATCGCGGGCGGCAACGCCTCGCTCGCCCTCAACAACCCGAGCCACGCCGCAACCTCGAACTACGATGTGTTTGCCTTCCTCGACCCCGCCGACAACTTGACGTTTCGGATCGGGACGGGTCCGGCCTGGACTTCGGCGACAGCACGGGGCACGGGCGCCGGCACGACAGAGTTGGTATTGACCAACGGCATCTATATGAACGCCGTGGCCATCACGCTGCGCAACGGCGTGACCACCTACTCCATCGGCGCCGCCAGCCGTGCAACGTATCTTGGCACCATCCGCACGACGTCGAGCGCGGGTCAGACCGAGGACAGCGCTCAGAACCGGCTCGTGTGGAACGCCTATAATCAGGTGGCACGGACGTTGATGCGCGTGGAGTCGACGGCCTCGTGGGCGGGCTCGGTGACGGGGTCGGGCACCTATCGCAGCGCCAACGGCACCTCGGCGAATCAGGTTTCGACGCTCGTTGGCCTGATCGGCGCAGCGCTGCGCCTCGATGGCCGCATGACCATGAATTTCACGATCACGTCGGGGGCCTCCAATTTTCGCGTCGGAATCGGCAACGCCAGCACGACGAACATTGCGCAGATGTTCGATGAATTGGCATCAGCCACGGTCGGCACGCTACAGGTAGGCATGAGCTGCACGTACACGACCAGCGCACAGCTTGGGTACATCTCCTATTGGTGGCTGGAGAATTGGTTCAGGACGGGCGCGGGCACCACGGCGACATGGGTGCTCGGCGCGTCGTCAGGGCTCTTCGGCCACGTTTTCGGGTGATTGCTCATGCTGTCGATCTCGGATGCCGCTATCGATCTCATCGTTTCGGAAGAGATCACGGACGCAGCCTACTACACGAAGCACTATCAGCATTTCGACTGGCCGGAGGGCGATTCTGGCCCGACGGTTGGTATCGGCTACGATTGCGGCTATGTGACGGCGGACGAGCTGCGAAAGGATTGGTCGGGCATCGTTTCCGAGGAGACAGTCGAAGCGCTCCTGAAGGCTGTCGGCAAGAAAAAGACCGCCGCGCGCAACTTTGTCGCCGCGAGCAAGCTCAGTGTCACGATCTCTTACGTGCAGGCCATAACGCAATTCAGAGAGCGCGAAATCCCGAAGTGGATCAAGCAGACATCGGACGCCTTCCAGAATTGCGACCACCTCTCGCCCGACAGTCTCGGCGGCCTCCTCTCGCTGGCCTACAATCGTGGGCTGTCGTTTGCGGCCGACAAGGATAGTCGCAAGGAGATGCGCGAGATTCGGGCCTGCATGGCGCGCGGCGATTTTGGTGCAATCCCGCAGCAAATCCGGCTGATGAAACGGCTGTGGCCGACGGGCGGCTTGGCCGGGCGCCGTGAGCGCGAGGCGCAGCTTTTCGAGAGAGGATTGGTCGACTGCCGCCCTCTGAGTGCGACCGTGATCCAGATGGCGCCAGCGAATGCCGAGCGCCCCGCGCCGGCCCTTGCCGTTGAGGTGGCGCATCCCGCGCAGGCCGCTGTCAGCGCGCCGAGCAAAAGCGGCCTCGCCTTTCTCGCCTCGGTGGCGATGCTGTCGCGCACGGTGTGGACCACGATCGTCGGGTTTGGCGTCTCTGCCGGGGATGGCCTTGGCTACGTGATGAAGCTCCTGCCGGAGATCAAGACGGAAGTCGACGGCTCCATGTCGGCGCTCGATTCGTTCACGTCAGCTTTGAAGGTCAACAAAGAAGCCATCGCGACTGCGGTCCTTGTTGCGTGCGTGGTGACGATCATTTTCAGGCACACGCGCGATAAGATTGCGCTGATCAACAAGGATAAGGATGATGCTGGGGATTCTGGGGATCAAGCTGGCGCTCGCGGGTAGTCGCGTCGGCGCTTTTGTGGTCAATGTGGTCAAATGGTTCGTGCAAGGTCTCGTGGCGTGCGTCGAGCACCCCGTGACATTTCTTGTGATCTTCGTGGCGTTCGGCGTGGGCTGGGGCTGGGGGCATCATTATGGCACTACCGAATTGCGCAATCTCAACGCCGCGATCGTGGCCGAGAACAAGGCGCTGGACAAGCGCGCTGATGACGCCATCTCAGCGCGTCGCGCCGCCGAGAAAAAGCTCGTCGACGCCATCGCGGCTCAGCCCGAGCCCACTCTGCCACAAGAGCCGCCGCGCGAGCCCGTGGCCAAGCCTGGGCGGCCTGCTGCTCGCAAGCCTCTTGTGCGGGTGCGGAACGCCCCAGCCGTTGCCGTTGCCGGATCGTGGCTGCCAAGTTTTCTTGCCGATCCGCCCCAGCGCGATTGAGGAGACTGAGTTGCAGCGGCGCGCGCCTCGGATTGCTGTGAAAGTTGCGGGGCATGATGCCGCGTACGACTCCTATTGCGGGAGTCAACGGAGATGACGGCGATGGCCTTTGACAGCGGAATAGCCCATGCCTTCCACCCAGAAGACGACGCGGCTCAAGAAGCCGCAAGTGGACCTTCTCGTGGAATTGGTCCGGCGCCTGGACGGCAAGCTCGACGAGCGCCAAGAGACGATGCACGCGGTGACGGAGCATCGCAACGAGATTATCCGAGGATTGTTGTCTCAAATCCAGAGGGTAGCACATCAGATGGTGGCGCTGGACGCCCGCGTGACCGCCTTGGAGCAGTCCAGCTTGAGACTTTGGCTCTTAGAGATGAGACCGCACGCGTGGAAGATGGTTTGCGCAGTCTGCTTGATCCTCTACTTGCGAGCCATAACGGGCGCGTGGCCAAACTTGAGCGCGCTGCTGCCTTTCGTGGGAAAATAGGCTATTGGACGGGGCCGACATTGAATGCCGTGATTCTCGGTCTCGTCGCCCTGTGTGCGTTTTTCACGTTTCTGGTGAAGTGGCCGGGATAGGCAACGCGCCTACGGGCAAAGTCCGCAAACTGGACACTCCTCATCATCATCCGGTGTGAGCGCGGCAATGATCTCGTCCACGATATCGGCCGCTGTCTTTTTGGCGTCAATCATCTTTGCCACCATGGCGACCAGCTCTTCACGATCCGTCATCCCTTCACCTCTTCAATTGCTGCCGCGCCGACGGCCTCGACAATCTTGCGCGTATCGCACGCGTACAGCCCAGCACACGAAAACGAATTCAGCTCGATCAAAGACGCATAAGTCTGGGTACTCAGTGGCGCTTGCTGGAATGCGATATCAGCGACGTAAACAGTATCGGCCTGCCACGGGTGTTCTGCAATTCTCTCCGCAAGCGCCTGCTGGGCTGGCATAACATCGGGACGGATATCAACAACGCCGCCCCATTGATATGTCGATCCCGTCACGACTTTTCCGTTTGCGATCACAAAACGCGCTTCGCCATTGATTTTCTGCCCATTGGCGACCACGACAAGCGCCTCATCCGGCACGCGTTCAACCTGATTTAGAGCATTGATTTCGTGCTCAAAATCCACAAATCTTATTGCGCGACCGGCGAATAGCTTTGTTACGACATTCGGACGAATGAAGACCGTTTCTCCGCAGAATTCGGACAGCCACGCCTCGCCGCGCCTCTTCAAGGCCGCATAGGGCAAAATGACGAAGTCGTCGCTCAGCAAAAAGCCTTCGAGATGCGCAGCGAACGTCGAAAACTGTAAATTCTCCTCGCGGCAATAGGCAAGCGGAAGCCAGCAAGTATTGCGCCCGAGACGGCGCATGACGCGCAATCCTTCGTAGGTCCCGTGATAAACGACAGGTGTAACCGAGTAAGGGCGCTCCGGCGGATGGGGCAGCGCGGGCTCAGGCTCAATCCTCCGTGCGATCGGGATGTAGCGGCATTCGTGGACGACATGACCGGCCTCGCGCGCCGCATCGGCTAGCGTTGGGAACCCCGTAAACTGAGGGGCGCGCTCGGCAATAATGCTGTCGATCACCCAATGCACGACGTCCGTCATCTCCGCACCACCTTGCCGCCCATCGTTTTCTTCATGCCTGACCGTTTCGTGCCCGCCATCGGCGCGGAACGCCATTTCGAACGCTCAACTGGCACTTGAGTTGTATCGCCCGCTTTCTCGGCCAGCTTCGCGCGAAACGCCGTATGTTTCCGCTCTAGGGATCGCGTTCGCGCCAGCTCCTTGACGTCATTTTTCGTCTTGGGCTTGTGTTCTTCCTGCGTTTTCAGCGGGTAGAGGTTGGCCGGATGATGTGGGCCGCCTGCTGCCAGCATTCGATTGTGATCCCATTGACGAACGCGCTCGAATTCGTCGATAATCTCGTCGGTTGTGCGCGACTTCGCCCACTCGCGATCAATGACCGGCTCGCCGTTTTCACGGTGCAATAGGATCATTGCTGCATATCGCTCAGAAATTGTCGGCTTCTTGCGCGGCGTGCTCATTTTTCCGCCTCAATGGCGGCAATGAGATCGCGAACAAATTGACGCCAATGCTCTTTCTGTTTTTCAGTGTAGTGTGTCGCCCACTCGCCGCCATTGTTGCCGAGGGCTGCCCGAATTGCGAATTTCTCAATTGTTTGCGGGCTCATTCGTCCTCAACCCCCTGCTTCCCATTCCGTTGTCGCATTTTCAGCAACACGTCGGGTTTGATTCCCGTGACTCTCTCGACAACAAATCCGACCTCATCAAACAACTTGCACGCCTCCTTGTGCGGCAGCGATTGAAACTCGATCGTCTTGGCCGCACGCACGTAGAGCTTGCCCCCGCGTGCAAATGCCCACCCATAGCGCCCCTTGCGCCGCATGAAGGCCGCGAGCAGCGGTCCCGCCAGATTGACCGGGATGCCCTGTGGATCAATCTCGTCCTCGTCAAAGTGCCCGGCCTGCACGAGGAGCCACGCGCGTAGGTGCTCGGTATCATTGGGCTTGAACTCGGCATCATGCGGCCATTGCTCGAATGCGGCGGCGACAAGGCCAAACAGTCGCCGATGCTGCGGCACAGAGCGTTTCGGCAGGATATCCCAGCCCGCTTGCGCCACCCGCCATAGAAAGCGCTTAGCGGCCTCCTTGTCGACGTGGTTCATGCCGGCAGATGCGAGGCCCGCCATAGTCACAGTTAGGCGGCCATGAACCTCGGGCGTGACTTCGATGGGCTCGTCAACCACTGCTGACATGGCCGCTCCGATGCTAGCTCACGCGATTTTCTCGCCAACCCGTCGAGCGCTTGCGCTTCACTGGAGCCGTCACCTCGTTGCGCACATACGCTTCATGCGGAACGAGTGCGAAGCGCAACCCTGCTGCGCGGGCGACGGCAATCAGCTTGTCGAAGCGCGGGAACTTGGTGCGTCCGGTTCGCCAGTTGTTGACCGTCTGGACCGTTACGCCGCCGCGCTCGGCGACTTCCTGCGCCGTCCAGTCGCAGACGGCGTGAAGAACGGCATGGACCTCGTAACTTGTCATGTTCATATGAACTCCTCATGTCCGAATCTGAATACCTGCGTATTCCATCTCCGTGAGACCGTATGTCCAAGCAACGGCCTCCGTTGCTGTCCGCATCTCGGGTGGAACTTGCAAAAAATATGTCTTGCGTGATCCGTCAGGTTCTTTCGAGCCATTGACAACCTCGACTGCCGCCCACTCTTCGGCGCGCTTCCACAAAATGCCGGTTTCGTCGCGATGCGCCTCCTTTGCTCCTCCGTCGCGAACATAACGCTCCGCGCCCATGCGCTCGATCATGATGCGCTTGATTTCCTGATTCGATTCTGCGTCTATCTGCGTTGTCGTGATCGCCTCTGGGCTCATGACAACTTGTCTTGGAACGCGCACGCCGTGCCAATAGTATACCTCCCAGCCATCTCGCCATCTATGTGACGGGCCGTCCGCGCAATGCGGTCGGTGACGATCGTCCCACTTCAAGATTTCTGGGCGATCTGAGATGATGCAGAATTTAGGATGCATCCATCTCCATGAACTGTGCTCCGCCGCAGTTTCGTAGTGCTGGAATTTTTCGTAAACGGGCAGATCAAGCTTTGCAATATGCCGGAAGAAAGACAGGAACGACACGTATTGTGCCCAATGGTTTCCGCCGTCACTCATATTCATCGCGCTTCTTGCGCACCCGACAAGAAAACGCGAATTGTTGCCGTCAATGACGCTGGCTAGATCAGAAACCCATTTATCCCGCGTGGCGTCCCACGTGGCGGCATCCGTCGCGTCCCACGTGGCGGCCTCCGTGGCGGCCCGCGTGGCGGCCTCCGTGGCGGCATTCGTCGCGGCATCCGTCGCGTCCCACGTGGCGGCCTCCGTGGCGTCCCACGTGGCGGCCTCCGTGGCGTCCCACGTGGCGGCATTCGTCGCGGCCCACGTGGCGGCCCGCGTGGCGTCCCACGTGGCGGCCTCCGTGGCGTCCCACGTGGCGGCCTCCGTGGCGGCATTCGTCGCGGCCCGCGTGGCGGCCTCCGTGGCGGCCTCCGTGGCGGCCCGCGTGGCGGCCTCCGTGGCGGCCCGCGTGGCGGCCTCCGTGGCGTCCCACGTGGCGGCCCGCGTGGCGGCCTCCGTGGCGTCCCACGTGGCGGCCTCCGTGGCGTCCCACGTGGCGGCCTCCGTGGCGGCATTCGTCGCGGCCCGCGTGGCGGCC